TTCGTCATCTCCACCCTGTATCTTAGCTTCAACAGGTAGTTTCTGACCAAATGGCTGATAAGCTAATTCAATATCGTATTGTTTAGCTAGTTCTATTTCTTTTTGATGTTGTTCAAACAATTCTTCTGTGTCTCTACCATATGATGCACTAATATCAGAGTAGGTCATTGTTCCATTTTGTAAACCAATAACATTGGCTTGCATTTCTTTTAATGGGTCAATCCAAGCAAATGATCTTGGTATGTAGTTCACTGATCTAGCAAACTTATCAATCTTTCCCATTGGGAGATTAATATAGCCTGTAGAAACAGCCATTTCTAACCATGATTGGAATACTGGGTTTACAAAATGCTCAATAACAAATTGCTGATATATCTGGTACATACTGCGATCTTCTAAAGCACCTTGTCTAATAGAAGAATAGTTTACTGAAGTTAAATCATTAGATAGTGAATGATAAGAAATATTTAAACCTGATGCGATACCTCTCAAAACAGTAGTGGTGAATGATTCAAATGCTGATGTAGGATGTGTTGGGTCAAATGCTTTGAAATCCATACCTGCTGGAAGTTGTTCAAAGACTCCTGCTTGAGCGTTCATGGTTGGGTTAAATGTATCCTCATACTCACCATCACCAACGTAACCATCGCCATCTGGTGAAGTGAAGAAGCCCATTTTAGATGCACCAACTCTTGCTGCTACTATCTCGGCTTCAACATAGCCATTGAAAACTTTTACATTTGCCATAGCAGTTGAAATTAAAGAAACCCCTCTTGTTTGCTCGGCTCTGCTTGGCAGATAAGCATGAATAATCTCATCAGCAGGGACTCTAATGTGTTCGTTTTGATTTAGATAAGTTCTGTCATAAGGATGGTTCTTGTAAAGATGATAGGCAACAGGCTTATCATTCTTATCAACCTCAACACCCATCTTAATCTTATTGCCAGTTTTTTTATAAACATCATTCTTATTTTCATCTAAATGATCTGATTCTAAAAACTGTAACTGGAATCCGAATGGGGAGTTTGGTTCTTTAACTTTTCTAATTAAAACTTCACCATCTCTAGCTAAAGATTCTATAAATATCTTTTGGCAATCTAAGAAAGATAGCCTTCCATTAGTGGTGCAGCTTCCAACCTCAGACCATTCCTTCCAAGCTCTTTCAATGAGCAGGTTAGCCCCAAGATCAAGAGAACCATCATCGTTCCTTGCCTTAGAGCTAACTCTTATGCCATGCTTTCCGATAACATTAGACACCATCAGGTTCAGGTATCTCGCAATATAGCCATCGTTCCTAGCTAACTCTCTCGCCCTATCTCTTAGGATTCTTATGTTATCTTTTATTTCAGCATCAGCACTTGTAGAGGTCGTTACAAAGTCTGCAAACAATCTTCCAGTGTTTGCTCCAGTGTAACTTCTTTTGTAAGCCTTACTTTTTTGTTTTTTGGGGTTATTACTTCCAAATATTCTGTTATACCAAGCCATTATGTTGAACTCTTAGGTGTTGATCCAGTTACACGACCAAAATTAACTTTGATTGTATTTCCTGAACCTCTTTTATTTTTAATTCTAAATTGCTTAACTTCTTTTAAATATTCAGCTTTATATCTAGCTCTAAAAGTTAATAATTCATCTACTGTAAGTCTTGATAAAGACCTTCCAGCTATCGACATAGAACTTTGATCCATTGTGGCTCTATTTTCTATAACAGCTTCAATCGCATCTAAAACTATCTTTGCATGACTTCTTACCGAAGCAGTTGTAGTCGCATAATTGTCTTGTATCTCAACAAAACCTTCTTCTAATTTAATTCTTGCCGAATCAGATGATCTGGTTATGTATGAGACCCAATTATAATTGCCCTTTGTGTATGAAGCTGTGCTTGATTCTTCAATAATGTAATCATTACCTGATTCAGATGCAGTCAAAGTAAAGTTTGCAACTGTAGCACCATCAATTAAATTGAACTCATAGGATAGTGAATAGCTGGCTACTGGGTAATCTGAGGATAAGTCCTCTCTTTTCCACGCCCAAAAGTCTCCCAACTGTAATTCTGTTGGAACTTGACTTGCATAATTTGTTGAATCAAATTGGTTGCTCAAGCAAAAACCTCATAAATGTTTTAGATATATCTACATCTAACACTATGGTGCATAGCAATAATGTCAATAATTTTGATTAAATTAGATTATTTCCAAGAAGTTGCAAAATTTCCCTTTGGTTGTCTTTTAATGCTGTTACTTTTGTTGTTTACCCTGTTTGGATCAGGGTCTGTAACATTACCAGTTAATAGTCTCTGTTCTATTAGATCGAAGTTTGGATTTAGTATGTATGCAGCAGCCAGTGCATAACAAATAGTATCAAGTGCTTCATTACGTTCTCTAACTTGCTTCCAATACAGAGTCTTTCTGCCTTTTACATATTTAACAAATCTTTGCTCGGCTGTAAGTTGCTTGAAATATTCCTCATCCACTGTAGATGGGAAATGCAACGTGGAATATCCATATTCAGATGCAAGCCTTGAATAAATAACTTCTTTAGCAGTATCACTTCCAACTGGGTAAAGTGTGCTGTTTTCTTTTCCTACCTTGGTTGGTTTGCCCACAACAGACTTTCCGCTTTGTGATTGACCTTTGATAGCAAATATTCTTCTGCCTTTTTTGTTTTTAGTAAAAGCATAAACCATTTGTGTTTGGAATCCTGAGTCAATCGTTGTGCAAGCAATGGTCAAGTTCCTACCTGAGTGAGTTTTAAATTTTGTTTGTAAGTATTTATCCAGATCATCCCATACATTCATCTGCCCAGTGCTGCCATAAATGATTTTATAATCCACCACCCACATCTCATAGTTATGAGAAAAGGCTACAACCTGACACTCAATCCTATTTTTCTGAATATCAATACCACAGGTCAAGACCAGAGCTTCATCTGGTATAGATTCAAGATCATAGCTTTCTCTTTTAGCCATTAAGCCCTCAGCTTCTACAACTTCTTCAGGCTCTGGCTGCCATGTCTCAGCTAAAGAGGTGTTGATAAATGTTTTTAACATCTCTGGTTGTTTTCTGGCTTCTAAAAAGTTTTCAGCCATTGCACCCCAGCTACTAAACACAGAATATATTTCGTTTAAGTGAAAGCCTGCTATTTTCTTTGTTTCTTTTGTTGCTCGCCATTCTCCATTCTTTAACATCCAATATTTTTTTGATTCATTGATGATGCATCCATTCTCGCAAGTATAGATTGCAGTTTCTGGCTTATCTTCTTCCCAAACTACATTTGACCACTTGAGCGTTTGCATATGATTACACTCTGGGCATGGTACATAGTAATAACGCTGATCACTTTCTTCAAAAGCAGCTTCAATTCTTGAGATACCTTTTACTGTTGGTGTGCTGCATAGATAAATCTTACGATTAAAGAAAGTCTGGGTACGTTTAGAAGCTAAAAGAACTGGGTCTCCCTCACTGCCTACGTTGGCTTCCATCCGATCTACCTCATCAATGCACAAAATTCGCACTGCTCGGCTAGCTAAGGAGGCAGCACTGTTGCTTCCAACCATGTTTAGTGTAGTGCCACCTTCAAACTTTTTAGATAAAACTGTGTTTGAGCTATCTTTTGATTTAGGTTCGTTAATTCTATCTCTGAGAACTGGAGTATCTCTAAGCATATTTGCAAGTTTCTCTTTGCTGTAAGCCTGAGCCATTTGCAGAGAAGGCTGCATTATAAGTATTGGTGATGGTTGCATATGTATGTAGTAACCAACCACGTTATTAAGAATTTCTGTTGCTCCAACCTGTGCACTCTTTTGCCAGACAATACGCTCTATGTTCGGATCATTGAACACATCCATGATCTCTTTTTGATAAGGTGCATAGTCAGTTCTATATTTACCACTTACAGCAGATGACTCAGGTGATAGATACCTGTATTCGTCAGCCCATTCTGATATCTTTAAATCAGTTGGTGGTTTCCACAGACTTTGTACTTGTTCTAGTACGCTCTGCATATTCTTTTGGTAATCCATCTCCAGATAGCTCCTCTAACGCTTCATAAATACTTTTTTTAATTAAATCTTCTGCTGCATTGAAATCCTCAACTGCTAAAACTTGATGTGCAAGGTTGGTTGGCACGTTTAGTAGCTTTGCCTTAGCATTAGCAACAAAATTATTCCAAGTGCTTCTGACCAGCTCTGCTGGTATTAGCTTGGCTTCAAGCTGATTAACTTCTAGCTCTGCTTTATCTGCTTGAAACTTCTTGAGCCTTGTAGATTCTTCTACAATATCTCCGCCTTTTCCATTCTTCTTAAAGTGATTGGCATTTTTTCTTAGGTGATTTATGTATTCAATTCTGCAGACATCTATATCAACTGGAGACCTGCCTTGTTTAATTGTAAACACACCATTCTTCACCAGTTCTGACACTGATTGAGGTGTCATCCCTAAATGTTTTGCTAATTCAACTTGTGTAGCCATTTTCTAAAAAATAAGTTTGATTGGTAAATGCTGTATCTAAAAAAATAAAAAACTCGCAACC